CGTAGTCGGACAGGCGCCGCAGGACAGGCAGACCGACGTCGTTGCCTTTGACAAAGCCGTAGACGGTGTTACGGTGCAGGCCCACCTTGGTGGCCACTTCTTGCCGGTTCATACTCGATAGAATGGCTCGAAGTCTTGCAGCCTCTTCCTCAATCAACTTCTCGATGTCGTGGAATGGCATTGTTATTCCCGATTGACGGCTTCATATCTGTGGAGTAATACTGCAATCCTGAGAGAGAACGCAAGGAGTTTCGATGGAAATCCAAGACAGCATTTCAACCCCGGAGGATCGACCCGTCGTCTGTACGATCCTCGGGGATGCGGGGATGGGGAAAACCTCACTCGCCGCCACCTTCCAGAACCCGATCTTCATCCGGGCGGAAGACGGTATGCAGGCGATCCCGGCGGCCACCCGGCCCAAGGCCTTCCCGGTCTTGCGGGCGGCGATCCGCGAGGGTGTCGAGGTGACGGTACAAGACCAAATCCGCGACCAGCTTGGCTACCTGCTGCGCGAGAAGCACGACTTCAAGACGGTGGTGTTCGACAGCGTTACTGCGCTGGAAAGCATCTTCACCGACCACATCGTGGACAGCGACCCCAAGAAGCCGAAGGGCATCCAGCAGGCTCTGGGTGGCTACGGCGCAGGCCGGGACGCAGTGGCGTCCATGCATCGCCGCCTCCGCATGTCGGCGGAAAGTCTGGTCACCAAGCGCGGCATGAACGTCGTGTTCATCGCCCACGCGGAGACGACCAAGATCGACCCGCCGGATGCCGAGAGCTACACCAAATATGTGATGCGGATGCACGAGAAGTCCCAGCAACCCTACCTCGACAATGTCGATCTGGTGGGCTTCCTGCGACTGCAGACGTTCATCACGGGCGAGACCGGCGAACGCAAGCTGGCGCGGTCGAGCGGTACTCTGGAACTGGTCTGCCATGCGACGGCGACCAACGTCTCCAAGAACCGCTACGGCATCACCGAACCCATGGTCTTCGAGATGGGCAAGAACCCGCTCGAAGCCTTCATTCCCCAACTGAAAGGGACGACCAAATGAGCGACGATTTCTGGGGCCTTTCCGACGGCAAGGACGTCAAGGACGAGATCAAGGACGGCAGCTACGACACCGGCGCCGGCGGATTCACCCTGATCCCCAAGGAGACCGAGGTGCTGGCCTTGGCCGAGGAGGTCAAGTGGGCCAAGAAGGAGGAAGACACCTCCAAGCATATCGCCATCCGCTGGCTGGTGATCGCGCCGGAGAGCCTGAAGAACCGCAAGGTTTTCCAGAAAATTCGGGTGAAGGAAGCCGACAGCAACACGCCTCCCGAGAAGCGGCAGCAGAAGGTCGACAACGCCAAGCGGATGTTCGGCGCGATTGACTTTAACTGCGGCGGAAAGCTTCTGGCGGCGCGGCGCGAGCCTACCGACGAAGACCTGATGCAACACATCGCCAACAAGATGATGGTGCTGAAGATGGGCGTCGTGAAGATGGGCGACGGCAGCCACATGAACTTCGTGTCGGCGGTCGGCCCCAAGGACAAGCCTCCGACGTCCGACGCCGAGGTCGAGGCCGCGCAGAAGCGTCCAGAGTTCCAGTCGATGCGGTCTGGGGCCTCCACTGGGGGTGGTGGGACCGGGCGGCGTGATCTCGACGATGAAATCCCATTTGCTCCGCAATTTTTGTGAGCAATGACGACATAGAAACGTGGCGTCCGGTTCCCTCTTTGCCGGGCGTCATGGCCTCAAGCTGGGGTCGAATATTACTACCCATCTAAGGTGGCGAAGATGCTCCACGGCGGCATGCGTGAATACAAATCTGAGCCTAGATACGGTCACAAAACCTCCGCAAAAGTCGGCGCATTACACGTCTACATGAACATAAGCACGAGGCAGTTCTGGAACATAAAAATTCACCGATCCGTCTGCGAAGCGTTTCACGGGCCTGCGCCTGAAGGGAAGTCATACGTCCTACATGCCGATGAGGACGGAAAAACAACAGACCGGAGAACCTTAGCTGGGGAAGCCAAAAGGAAAATCTGAACGCCGCAGGTTTTCTTGAATATTGCCGTGGCCGGACCGGCGAAAACAGTCCTGCAACTAAGGGTAAGAGGAGAAGAAATTGACCGAAATCAATGACCAGCAACGCAGCGCGGAATGGTTCGCATCCCGGCGCAACAAGCTGACGGCTAGCGACTTTGGTGCGATCATGGGGGTCGACCCAAACCGGACCCGGGAAGACGTCCTGCGGGCCAAGGTGCGCGAGCATCACGGGGCCGAGCGAGAGTGGAACGGCAACATCGCCACACAATGGGGCGAGACCCACGAGCCAGAGGCGCGGGAGGCGTTCGAGGTCTACACCGGCCTGAAGGTGACCCGGGCCAGCTTCGTGATCTCCGACAACTTCCCGTGGGTGGGTGCCAGTCCGGATGGCTACGTCGGCGACGACGCCAACTTCGAAGCCAAGTGCCCCTTCGGTCTGCGCAACGATACCTACCCGGTGGCCTTCAAGACGATCAAGGAGCAGCCGCACTACATGTTTCAGGTGCAGGGCCAGATGTTCGTCACCGGGCGCATCAAGACCTATTTCTGGCAGTGGACGCCGAACGATCGCGCCCTGACCGAGATCGAGTACGACCCTGACATCGTGCAGGAATTGATGGCCGGTCTGGAGGCATTCCGGGTCGATTTGGTGAAGGCCATCATGGAGCCGGAAGACTATCTGGAAAGCCCCCGCAAAATGGTTGACACCATCCGAGCGCGCCAGATGGTGGCCGAGATGGATGACCTGACCGAGGCCATCGAGAAAGCTACCGAGCGCAAGAAGGAGCTTCTGGACGAGATCGTGCAGGCCGCCGGTAGCAAGAACGCGATCTTCGGAGGCCGCAAGCTGACCAAAGTCGAGAAGTCCGGCGCGATCTCCTACGCATCTGCCATCAAGGTGTTGGCCCCCAACGCTAACCTAGAACCGTGGCGCGGGAAGCCCTCCAGCTACTGGCTGTTCAAATGAGCGACATCCAGATTGAAGGGAAGGCTACAATCTGGCGACAGACGTTCACTCTCCGCATCCTGAACGGGGTGCTGCAGCAGCTATTTATCGGAACAGAGTTCACCAGTGTTGGACTGTCGGTGATCGTCGAGGAGTGGCGCGATGTGCCGCAGGTGATCGAATGACCGAGTGTCGCGTGCCGGGTTGCAACCGCCTCCTCTACAAGGGGAACGCGTCCGGGGTGTGCTACTTACACACCCACACGAAAGAGTGCCGCCAACGCGCTGGCTGCCTCGCATGAAACTCCTCCGGCCATATCGGGTACCGGATCAAGACCCGAGAAGAACTACAGAAAGAGGGACTACTGAGATGACCGAAGCTGTGAACCACCCAGCCCACTATGGCGGAGACACGCCGTACGAGGTGATCAAGGTTCTGAAGGCGTGGCTGACGCCGGAAGAGTACCGTGGGTTCCTGAAGGGGAACGTCCACAAGTACCTCGCCCGGGCTGGCAAGAAGGGCCGTCAAGACGAGGATCACAAGAAGGCCCAGTTTTACCAGAACGCGCTTGTGGAGTTCGACAAGGAGCAAGAAAATGGACAAGGTTGACGTTCTCGATCACGGCTTCGTCCGGCTGGTCGATCACATGGGGGGCGACCTGTCGGTCGTCCGCGCTGCGCGTGTTTCGTACGATGCAGATTGGCGTGCGGGAGAGGATCAGGGCAGCGATGAGCGGCTGATCAACTACCTCTGGAAGAACCACCACACCACTCCGTTCGAGGCAGTTACCCTCACCTTCGAGGTCAAGGCGCCGATCTTCGTCTTCCGCCAGTGGCATCGCCATCGGACATGGTCCTTCAATGAATTGTCGGCGCGGTACCGGGAGCTTCCTGAGGAAGTCTATGTCCCTGCTCCCGACATGATCGGGAAACAGTCAGCGTCGTCCAAGCAGGCTCGCTCGCTTGTGGATGCCGAGGTAGACCATATCAGCCCCGCCATCATGAGGGATGCCGCTCGGGTCGCCTTCGATGCCTACCGACAGCTTCTGGATCGCGGCGTACCGCGAGAACTGGCGCGGTCGGTCCTTCCGGTCTCGACCTACAGCCATATGTTTGCCACGGTGAACCTGTTGAACCTTCTGAAGTTCCTGACCCTACGCACCCACGAGCATGCCCAGTGGGAGATCAGGCAGTATGCTTTGGCGATGGCGGAACTCGCCGAGACAGTCGCGCCGGTGTCGGTCAAGGCGTGGTCGGAGGGTCTGAAATGAACACCTCCTCCGCCGTCATGCAGCAGCGCCATGAACCCCCGGATGGTCTGGATGACTTCCCGACCCCGCCGTGGGCCACCCGGGCGCTGTGCGAGCGGCTAGGTCATGCTAGGAACCCGCGATTCATGACCTGCCGGGAGCCAGCGGCTAACCGTGGCCACATGGTGAAGCCATTGCGGGAATATTTCCTGCACGTCGACGCCTTCGACATCCACGACTACGGCGCCGGGTTTCAGGTGAAGGACTACCTAGCCGACGACACGACCAATTTCGTCGACTGGACCATCACCAACCCGCCATTCAATCTGGCGGAGAAATTCATCGTGCGGGCAATGCGCGACAGCATCTATGGCGTGGCGATGTTCACGCGGGTGGCCTTTCTGGAGAGCGTGGGCCGGTACGAGCGGTTGTTCAAGGTGATGCCGCCACAGACGGTCCTGCAGTTCGCCGAACGGGTCGTGCTTCATAAGGGCAAGCTGACCCCTAAGGGGAGCACCGCCACCGCCTACTGCTGGCTGGTCTGGCAGCCGAACAGTACCCAGACCGGTACCCAATTCGACTGGATCGCCCCCTGCCGAAAGCGGCTCGAAAAACCGGAGGATTACTTGTGACCATTGACCTGCGCAAACTGTCTGACCGCCACCTGCTGGCGCTACATCGGGTGGGAAAGAGGGATGCCTTCCTCCGCCCGGTCAAGGCCATGATCGCTTTGCGCGACGAGATCGAGCGGAGGGGCTTGCGGAAGTGAGAACCGTGCTGTAGTATGCGGGACACAACAATGAGGCTTGCACCATGACGCTCCGCCCCTACCAGCAAGAAGCATCCGACGCGGCAATGAACTGGGTTCGCAAGGACCGTTCTCCCTGCCTGATCGAGGCGGCTACCGGCGCCGGCAAGAGCCACATCATCGCCGATCTGGCGAAGAAAATTCACGACATCTCGAAAGGCAAGCATGTCCTCGTCCTGCAGCCTAGCGCCGAGCTTGTGGTGCAGAACGCCGAGAAATACC